TGACATTCTTAGAAAGAGAATGGCTGTGATGGCAACAAACCCAACAATGCTTACAGGATTGTCTGGTAATGTTTCAATTCCTAGAATGACATCTACATCAACTGCGTATTTTGTTGGTGAATCAGGAAGTCCAACAGAGAGTCAGCAAGCTTTCGATCAAATAAACATGACACCAAAAACTATTGGTGCATTTGTTGATTACTCAAGAAGATTGCTACTCCAGTCATCTATAGATGTTGAGACAATGATTAGAGATGACATTGCGAAGGTTATTGCTACTAAGTTAGATAACGCAGCGATATACGGAACAGGTAGTTCTAACGAGCCTCTTGGTATCAAGGATACAACAGGTGTAGGCACACAAACAATTAGTACATTTGGTACTTTTGCTGAGTACATCGGAATGGAGACAGACGTTGCAGCAGCAAACGCTGATGTAGCTAATATGTTCTACCTAATCAATGCTTCTGCTAGAGGTGCTTTGAAGTCAACAGAAAAAGCTTCAAACACAGCGCAGTTCGTGTTTGAGAACAACGAAATAAACGGCTATCCAGCTATTGTTTCTAACCAGCTTGCAAATAACGATGTAGTCTTTGGAGATTTCAGCCAGTTCTGTATTGGTATGTGGTCTGGACTTGATCTAACTGTTGATCCATATGCAAACGCAACAAGCGGTAGTGTAAGAATTATTGCATTACAGGATGTTGACTTTGCGGTTAAACAGCCTGGTGCGTTCTGCTTCGGAACATAATCACATGAAGGTCAAATTGCTTAGACCAACAATGATTGCTGGAGTCCCTACGGACTCTGGCTCTATTGTTGATGTTGAAAAGCAAACTGGTGAGTATTTGGTTGCTATTGACAAAGCTGAACTTGTAGTTGAGGTTTGTGAAACACCAAAATCTAGTACAGAGCCAGTTGTCGAGACAGAGCCTTCCGAAGGTGACGAAGTTGATTTTTCTGAAATGACAAAATCACAAATCGAAACTTATGGTCGCAAGCTTGGAATAGAACTCGATAGAAGACAAAACAAAACTGAACTAATTGCAAAATTAGAAGAGTTTATTTCTACTCAGGAGGAATCTTAAAATGTCTGTTATTCAACAGAACTTAGAAAAACTAACTGTTGTTGCTGGTGTCGCTACTGCTGCTGTTACAAGCACAGCCACATCAAGTGCAATAGATCTTCTCGAATATGATGGAGATGTAATGCTAATTTTGGATAGTGCTGCTGGTGGCGGTTCTTCTCCAACATTAGATATAAAAGTAACCGAATCTGACGCTTCAGGTGGTACATACACAGATTTATCTGGTGCTACTTTTACACAGGTAACAGGATCGGCTTCAATGCAAACACTTGCAATTAATAAAGATGAGTGTAAGCGTTACATCAAGATTGTTCAAACAATTGGTGGATCATCTCCAACATTTACTTTTAGCATCAACTTAGTTGGTCTAAAGAAATACGGTTAAAATATAGCCCTCTTTGTGAGGGCTTTTTCCTATGGCATTTACTGAAGATCTAGATACATATTTTGCTGATTTTACAGATACCGTTGTTTATAGTGGCACTACTTATAAAGGAATATTAGATCAACCTGACGAGATTGTTGCTGATGATCGTGTCTTAACAACTGATTATCAGTTAACAGCTAAAACATCTGACTTAGGTGCAATCTTATATGACTCAACATTAACAGTTGATTCTGTTAGTTATAAAGTAAGAAGTGTCAGAAAAATAGATGATGGTAGTTTATGTATAGTTTCTTTGATGAAGGTGTGACATGGCTAGTAAACGAGAACAAATTTTAGCAGCGATTAAAACTAATCTTGCTAATACAACAGGTGTAGGGAATCGTATTTACAGAAGCAGAGCAGAGCCTATGGCTAGAGCAGAATCTCCTAGTCTGGTTTTAGAGTTTGTTACTGATGAGCCTACTGTTAATAGTGCAACCTATTTAAAAATAGATTGGACATTAAGAATTAGAATTGTTGTTATTGTTCGTTCACAAACACCTGATACAACAGCAGATGCAACAGTCGAAAGTTTACATACGAAAGTTGTAAATGACCCAACATTAGGAGGACTTGCGATTGATGTCAGACCTGCAACAGTAACCTTTGATGTTATAGAAGCAGATCAACCAGCAGGTGTTGTATTCTGCGAATATGAAATAGATTATAGAAGCAGTTATAACGATTTATCAACATGATTTATAATCAAACTGCAAGCCTAACAACCCTGATTGAGTAATATGGTAAATGAAATTCCAAACGAGGGCGGTACTTACATACTGAACCCTAAAACTGGCAAACGTAAGCTAGTTCAACAAACTAAACAAGCTGAACCCCCTACTGAGGTAATCAAAGATGGCACAACTGACAAGGAAGAGAGTAATCCTAATTGAAGCTGAGAGTAGCTATGGAACAGATCCAACTCCTTCAGCAACAGACGTTGTTCTCGTAAGAGATCTGGCAATTACACCACAATCAAGTGATGTAGTAAACAGAGATGTTGTAAGACCTTACTTAGGAGCATCTGAGCAACTACTAGCAAACACTAGAGTTGAATGTACGTTCAGCGTAGAACTTGCTGGATCTGGCGCTGCTGGAACTGCTCCAAGATACGGAAGTGCGCTAAAAGCGTGTGGGTTTTCAGAGACAGTTGCGAGTGGTACAAGCGTTACTTATGAACCTATCTCAGCTAGTTTTTCATCTGTTACTATTCACTACAATGTAGATGGTGTAAGACATATTGTTACTGGTTGTCGAGGAAGTTTTGTTATTAACGCTGCTGTGGGAGAAATTCCTTCAATAGATTTCACTTTTACTGGAATCTACAATGCCCCAACAGATACTGCGTTACCTTCTGTTACCTATGGAAACCAAGCAACACCATTAATATTCAAAAACGGAAATACAAGTAGTTTCCAGTTGTTATCTTACGCAGGTGCGTTGATGAATTTCTCTATGGATGTTGGGAATGAGATTGTTTATAGAGAACTTGTTGGTGGTACTAAAGAAGTTTTACTAACTGATAGAGCAGCTAATGGTTCTATAACAATAGAAGCACCTACAATTGCACAAAAAGATTACTTTGCTGCTGCTCTTACAGATTCATCTCTTGGAAACTTTACAGTTACTCATGGATCTACTGCTGGTAACATCTGTAGGTTTAGTAGTACAAAGGTTGATATTGGAGATATTGCTTACGGTGAGGCTGATGGAGTAACTATGTTAGAAATTCCATACACACTTGTACCAAGTTCAGCAAAT